AGCTGACAAAGAAGAAAAAAGATGTAAAATAATTATTAAGTACCAAGAATCTGTTGGCACACTAGCTAGATCTAGTCTCTGTTCAAAGATAATCAGGTACTTATTTTACTATTTTTGCAAGGTATAAACATAAGCAAACATTTTTACAAGCCCCTTACAGCCGATTCTGAAGGGGCTATTTTTGTGCTTTTACGTCAATTTTGTGTGTATGGGGTATAACCTGACCGGGCGGTACTGTAACTGTAATCCCCTCGCATATAGACGCATATTTGCCTGTAAAAGTAACACCAAGTTTCGCCTGCTCTCCGCACACCTTGAGCCTAAAAAGGGCAAGCTCTAATTTTCCTTTCTCATATAACAACTGCTGATTTTTTATATTCACTTCAGTCGCCTTATGACATAATGCAGGTGCTTTGCCAAGTGGAATACTTATTTGAGCAGAAATGCCATAATTAAAATTAAAATTTTCTTTTTCAAATCTTGGTGTTTCTTGAACGTACTTAATAGCACCTGTATCTTCATCGTATATATTTTGTCTTGTTACTGTTTCTCTAGGAGTATTAAATGTATGAGCATCTGTTACATAAGGAGTAATGGTAAGACTTGGAGAACTACAAACTATACCCTGACTCATCCTAAATTGTGGGGTACTCTGTGGGGCAATCATAGTCGCATTATTATTTACTGTTCCTTGTGCATTTGAACTAGGACTTGCAACAGTTGTATTAGCTAAGACCTTTGTAGGACAAAGAATCAGAGCTATTGCCCAAAGGTAGTTTCTACGGTGGTTGTTGTGGTTGTATTTATGGTGCGATTTATTGTTGTTATAGTGTCGATGCCCGGTGTAATCATTGTTTCTACTAAAGAAAATGCTTGCCCTTCGTTTACTATCTTCCATCTAGGAACACCCTCCAACGAAGGACTTGTATAAGAAAAGTTAATCCCATTAACTGTTTGAGTAGTTTCTGCTGTAGGAATAGAATTAATATATCCATTAACATCCGCACTTTCTATATTTGTTCCTGAGACTCCATAGGAATATCCTGTTCGATATTGATGGGAAGTAATGCTCTCTGTCACTACACTTTGAGAAGTAGAATTTGTGCTTGAAGATCCGGTTCGGAAAGTAGGAACTACTGGATTTGCAAGGGTTTTGACAGGGAATAATATTATTAATAGCAGCCAAAGTCTAGTCAATGGTTATGGTTACTGT